TCGGGAAGGTCGGCATAGGTGCCTTGAGCGGCTTTGGCCGAGACGTGACGGAGCATCCCGCTCACGCGGTATTGCTTCAGGATGTTGTTGCTGTCGCATTCGTCGCGGAAGGATTGCTTGGTGCGCGACGGCTGGCGGATCAGTTCGCCCGTTTTCGGGTTGACGAGCTCGCCGGTGGATTGGAGCCGAGCATGAGGGCGATAGGCGGAGCGAAGTTGGCTCATTGCTATTTCCTGGGTCCGAGGTTGAGAGGATCGGTTTTCAGATATTGCAGAAGTTGGCGGATTTTCCGGGCGGAGAAGTCATAGGTCCGATCGGCGATACGTTCGACGGTCGCACCTTTTTGCCCGAGGGTGCCAGAGCCCCATTTTTCAGCGTCCTCCGCTTCACGCGATTTAATACGAGCTTCCATTTGGGCGGTGGTGACGCCCGCTCGTTTAATCAGATTTTCAATCGCGAGATTGAGAGACGTTTCATGGTGGACGGACGCTTGATTGGCGACGTTGCGAATCTGCTCTGCAGAGACCGCAGTATCCATTTCTGCTTTTTTGCGTAGCTCCTCGTTGAGAGCTTCGCTCGAGCGATTTAAGTCGCCTTGCGCCTCGGTGGTTTTCACCTGTTCTTTTATGAGGTCATATTCCTCCGAAGCGAGAGCGGCTTTCGCCGCAGAGGAAACGCCTTCCGCCCAGGCGGCATCCTCATTTTCCACGTTCGGCATTGCGCCGGCGGGAGAGGATGCGCCGCCTTGTTTGTAGGCGAGTGTCGGATTGAGCCCCGCAGCTTTCATGTCAGCCATGGAGCGTTGATAGGCAGTATTCGACATCCTTTCTTGAAAGGCCATTTGTTCACGGGAGAGTTCGGCGCGGTCCTCGTTGGCCTCCGATGAGCCACGAGACGACATAAACGCCGAAGCGAGAGACGCGGCTGCACCGATTGCAGCACCGATCCAGCCGCCGAAGAACATGAGCGGTGGACCGGATTCGATTGTGAATTCGATCATGACGAATTCTTAGAAGTGGTCGATGAGACCGGGCACGCCATAGACGGGCATGGGCCGGGCACAACGGAGTTTGAAGAAGGCGTCATAGATAAAATGCGGTTCCGTCGGGACCGCGATGACGCGTTCAATGGGCGGATTGTCGACGATAAAGGCAGCATTGAGTTCCGGCAGCGCGGAGAAGTCCTGGGCCAGGTGCCAGGTATCGAGAGATTGGGCTGCAGAAGAACGCATTTCGCCGGTGATCATCGACGGCTTGTAGCGATACTCCGCGAAGCGTTCTTGGTAGCCAAAGACGGCCTCGTCGTCGGTCGGGGCGACGGAGCCTTGAGCATAGATTTCCTTATTCAGGATGGCTTGCTCGCCAATGTGCGAGAGAGCGGGCCAGTAATAATCGAACTTGGTCAGCCGCGACCACATGCGATTGAGGCCCTGTTGATAATTCAGATCAGCCCGCACCGACACAAGGCCGATGATGATGCAATGTTCAGTGAAGGATTTGGTAAATCCATGGTTGTTGAGGATCGAAGTGCCATAGGCAGCGAGATTGCCTTGAGGCGTGGGCTCAGTATCGGATGCCGACGTTTGCGGCACCGTGTGCAAATTGACGATTGACTGGCCGCCGCCGAGATATTCCGGCCGCTGCAGCCGGGCGTCGGGTGAAACAACATTGAAATGCGCCCTGATGATTTCGGTGTAACGAGTACCACCGCGGGCGTCGCGTTCATAGAGCTTTTGAATTTGGAACGCTTGACGAAGCTGGTTGATGGTCGCGGCGGTGGCGTCGGAGAGATCCGCGTATATGCCGGGAAACCCGGCGTTGTTCGGATCCTCCACGACTCGGAATTGATTGTCCGCAGAGACAGTGCCGATCGACATATTGGAAGTGTAGGAGACAGCGCCGGTACCGGCGGTTTGATAGACGTTGGTCGGCCCCTCGTTGAAGACCTGATTCACCTTGCCGATGCCAAGCACGGGCGCGGATTGCCCGAGAGGAATATCGACGGCATCGCCTTTCTGAGGCCACGGCAGAGCAGACGTGAAATAGTCGTGACGCTTGCCACGACGAAGAAGCGAATAGAGCGTCGGTGAATCGGGACCGTCGGTCATTGGGACATCGACGCTGTCCTGCAGATTTTGATCCCGAAACCAGTCGTTCCAGACGCGATTGTAGGCGCGCAGAGGTAGAGCCGAGTGCGAGAGACCGGGAACACCGGTCGGAAGGCCGAAATAGTCGAAGATCGAATTTTCGGCATAGCCGGTCACGGCGGTGGAGACCATTTGGGGCGTCGTGTAGTCGACGCTATCGCCAGGGTTTTCCTGAGCGCCCATCATTTTTTCGAAGTTGGTCCAGAGAAGCCGGTAGGGAATGCAGAAGAAGAAGGAGTTGATGAACACGTTATCCATGAACGGATGAAGCGGCGTAGCGAGCCGGGCGAAGCCGGTCATCGAGAGGTTGAAGGTATCGCCAGGGAGTGCCTCATCGAGGAACACAGGCACGAGATAGCCCGCATCGAATGCGGTTTTGAGACCGTGGGAACGGTCGAAGGACGAGCGAGGGATTTCAGCGCGCGGCACGCGCGAGAAATCATGAGTCATCACTGATGGAATGCGTTGCATGTTTTTTGTCCCCTAGAAGATATCAAGTAGAAAGATCAGGCTTTAATCGCCTTGAGGATCGAGGCTGGCGGATGCTGGCCGGGTTGCTCGCCGGTGATCAGGTTGCCGGTCGAGACAAGCGAAACCACGTCGATGACGTGTTCGATTGGAGCGATGGGAGACAGTTGGCCGAGTTGATCGTCGTACCGCCCGATTTTGAACAGAACGAAGTCGGCGGGATGTTTGCTCAGAAGGGTCGAAGGATCGACCACCGCATCGGAGAGCATACGGACGGCCGCGCCGTCCTGGTGAGTGAAGAAGGGTTGACCATAGGAAAGCGTCTTTCGATCGAAGACGGAATAGGCATTGAGGATCATTGTTCGTTGTCCTTGAGGTTGCGTTTGAGAAGTTGAATGCGAGCCTTTTTGATGGTCTCGCGAACCCGGAGACGTTCCGGGGTATTGTCGACTTTATGGCGAGCGCCGCGTTGTTTGCGGAGCCGTTTTATCTCATTGATTTCCTCCTCGGATAGTTTGGAATCATAGAAGCGGGGCGGCTGCATTTTCATGCCGCGCGCAATGATGAAGTCGTGAGGATAGACGTCGTCCTTGTAGCGCGCGAGCCAAGGCGCGCCGAGACCGGGACGACGAGATTGCGTGACGAATTCAGGTTGAACCCGGCAGATTTTCGAAGTGACCGGGTGAATTCTGGTGTAGTGAGCCGGAACCGGCGCCACCCGCTCCACCGGCGCGCCCCGGCGCCAAATAGGGGGTGAAGGGGGGTAACCCCCTTCGCTGGCTCTCACTGCCAAGCAACTAAGGCCCGGAAACGGGCCTTTTTTTACGGCCGTAAAACCGGTCTTGACCGGAAAAGCACAGTCCACTACTTGATGTAACTGTGCTGACTGACACCACTACCCGTTGTGGGTCAGTCTAAACCTACCTTCGTTTCGAAAGGTAACCACTATGAAACGCTACAAGATGCCAAATCGCAGTTCCAAGCGTCTCTTCTCGCGCACTGCGCAGAACACCAAAGCCGTCAATATGCGCGGCACCCCGATGAGGGGTGGCATCCGCCTTTGACGTGCTACCACCCTCTGAAAGCTCTCCGGTCTCGGGAAAAAAACCCTGAGACCGGGAAGCACAAAATCACCTTCAATCCGCTCTCTGCGGTCAATGAGCATGACATCCTCAACCTTCCCTGCGGGCAATGCGTCGGCTGCCGCCTAGAACGCTCCCGCCAATGGGCTCTCCGCTGTCTGCACGAGGCCCAACTTCACGAGCAAAATTGTTTCGTGACTCTCACCTTTGCCACCGAACATCTGCCACCGGACTACTCGGTGCACGTTCGCGACTGGCAACTCTTCATGAAAAAACTTCGTAAATCTCTCGGCGGTCGAAAAATCCGAACTTTCGCCTGTGGCGAACACG